CCCCCGTGCGTGCGCCTACGGGTTAGCACCTTTCTTCGGGAGAAGCCAAGGGAGGCTCGGAGGGCTCTGGGGAGGCTCGGAGGGCTCTGGGAGGCTCGGAGGGCTCTGGGAGGCTCGGAGGGCTCTGGGAGGCTCGGAGGGGGCTCGAAAGATCAAGGGGGGCTCGGAAGATTAGACAGGCTCGGTCAATCGCATGGCAAGGGCGGAACGGAGCAGGTCACGGCAAGTTATTCCATGTGAATCATTGACAAGGACGCGCTTGCAGCCTATCCCTAAAGCGCGCCGAGCGCATAGTCTGCGCTGGATGACCGATGACTGCGAAGCAAAGCGGCGAGCCTGCGAGGACAACGCGCGGCGATGGCTGCAATGCTGTGTGCTATGCGATGAACAGTTGAGGATCATCCTGCGCCTTCTTGACTATCACAGAGCGCGGTCGGAGCGGAGGGAGTGGGTAGAAGAAGTGAGAAGGAGGCTGGCATGTCTACTGGAACAGATGAGTTGACCCGCATTCGATTTATCGTCCCGATCAAGCCGATCGCGCAGCCGAGGCATCGCGCGACTGCGCGCGGAGGATTCGTACGCATGTACTTGCCTGCCGATCATCCCGTCCAAGCCTTCAAGGAGGCGATCACCAACGAAGCCATCAAGCAGCGCGCGCCCTGCATCGAAGGGGCGGTGCGACTTGAGTTGTGCTTTGGCTTCGCAACCGAGGCATCGCGGCGGCGCAAGCAGGTGTCCTATCGCATCGCGCGTCCCGATCTCGACAATCTTGAGAAGGCAGTCATGGACGCGCTGACTGCTGCCGCTGTATGGAATGATGATGCGCAGGTGGCGGAGAAGGTGAGTGCAAAAGTCGCAGCGCAGTCCGACTTCGTTGCCATTACCATCATCAGCCTGCAGCCTGAAGTCAATGGCATCACAGATGCCTAATCGAATCCCATCGATGGCATCGAAGAGATACGGCGATGCGTGGCGCAAGACTCGCAAGGCGACACTGCGCGGTCAGCCGCTCTGCGCCTTATGTCTTGTCAGCGGCAAAGTTGTGCCAGCAGTTGTGGTCGATCACAAAGTGCCGCTGGAGGATGGCGGAACAAACGCGCAGGAGAACCTTCAACCGCTATGCAAACGATGCCATGATGCAATCAAGACTCCAGTTGACATCAAGTATCGGAAACAGGCGCAGGAGACGCAGTTGGTATTGCATGTCGCGTGGCTTGGGACGGACGAGAGGACAGATGAGATTGATATGCGAACCTTGCGCAGATATGCTGCATCTATCTATGGCTGGACGATCGCTCACAATGTCATGACGGCAGCGATCGCAGGCATAGTGACAAGGATGACACGAGACTGGAAAGGCAATGTTGTTATTGCAACCGATGACCTATGCCACGCAAAGCAAATGAACGCACTGCACAAAGTGCGAGTAGCAGTAGACCCCGAGGGGGTAGCGCCGAGACTGACAAACGCAGATGAGTCGCGGTTTCTTGCGGGGCGCTATGACATAGAACGGCAACAGCGCAAGCAAGTATCAGTAGGAAAACAGCAGCCTTACCACGAAAGCAAATCGCCATGAAGATTGAACGCATCAAACTTGACGCGCTGACTTGTGACCCTGCCAACGCACGCAAGCACGACCAGCGCAACCTCGACGCAATCAAGGGATCGCTACAGCGATTCGGGCAGCAGCATCCAATCATCGTGGATGCGGCAGGCGTGATTCGCGTAGGCAACGGGCGATATATAGCGATGCGTGCGCTCGGCTGGAGCGAGTGCGACATCGTCCGCAGCAACCTCAAAGGCAGCGAGGCGACTGCGTTCGCCATTGCGGACAACCGCACAGCAGAACTAGCGGGATGGGACGATGAGGCGCTTGCGCAGCAACTCGCGGCGCTGCAAATCGAAGACGAAGCGCTTGCGCTTTCTACGGGATTTGATGACGCAGACCTTCGTGCGCTAACCGAGGCCTATGGCAAGGCAGAGCAGAAACTGGAATCAAGCGCAAAAGAGATTGATGTAGATGGATTTTCAATGCAGTGCAAATGCCCGAGGTGCGGCTTTGAGTTTGACCCGAAGACCTGAATGCGCATGGAATCTTGCTGACCTCAAGAGGGTCAAGCCTAACGGCGTGCGAGTGTTGACTACATTTGCGTGCGGTGGTGGTTCAACGATGGGGTACAAGCGTGTTGGTTGCGATGTAGTCGCAGCCAACGACATCGATCCAGAGATGGCGTGGCATTACAAAGTCAACTTTGCGCCTAAGCATTACTTCCTCTGCCCGATACGCGAACTGATTACGGCAACACTGCCAGATGAGTTGATTGGAATCGACATTCTTGACGGTTCGCCGCCATGCTCAACGTTTAGTATGGCGGGCAGCCGTGAAAACGCGTGGGGGAAAGACAAGCACTTTCGAGAAGGACAGGCAAAGCAAGTGCTGTCTGACTTGTTCTTTGACTTCCTTGACTTAGCCGAGCGAATCAAGCCAAAAGTAATCATTGCAGAGAACGTGAAAGGCATGATTTTTGGCAATGCCAAAGGCTATTGCAAGATGATTATGACTCGTCTGCGCGAACTTGGGTACAAGCCACAACTATTTCTGATCAACGCTGCTGACTGTGGAGTGCCACAGCGACGGGAGCGAGTGTTTTTCTGTGCCTTGCGAGACGACATTGATAAGCCATTGTTGTCACTCGCCCCAAAGCATCGTTGGGTGTCTGTTGGCGAAGCGTGTGAAGATGTGCAAGTGTTGACTGAATCGGAAAAAAAAGAAACGGCTCCGCGACCCTTTGATGTGAAGTGTTGGAAGCACACACGCCCCGGAAAAAGTTACGCTGACTGCATTCAGAAAACAGAAAACAGACTATCTGGCTTTAGTTTGAGACGTCTTTGCAAGACACTGCCTTCTTCAACTCTTACGGCAAGTGACTCCATGAGACACTGGCAAGAGTGTAGACACCTGACGTTCCGCGAATCAAAACGCCTCGGCTCATTTCCCGACGACTACAAAGCGAAAGATGACAAGATTGGGAAATACATGATTGGCATGAGCGTTCCTCCAAAGATGATGGAGACAGTAGCTTCTGCCGTATGCAGTCAATGGCTGCAAGCGAGCGCAGCCAAATGAGCGGACCACCACGAAAACCAACGAGTCACTTGCGGCTCGCTGGATCAGACAAAGCAAGGAAGCGAGCGCATGAGCCACAGCTGCCGCTTGAAATGCCTATCGCTCCATCTGATCTAACAGCAGCAGCGCAAGCGCAGTGGAACAGGCTTGTAGAAGTGCTTGCGCCAATGCGAGTAGTGACAGCGGCGGATGCGATCAGTCTTGCGCAGTTCGCCGAGTACCTTGCGCGATGGCATCGAGCGACAGAGCAGATTGCAAGGCTCGGAGAGGTCATACCAGTGAGAGATGCCAGTGGGACCGTTGTGTCCATGAAGCGGTCGCCATGGGTGGCGATGCAGATTGAGTACGGTCTGATGATTCGGCGATACGCAGCAGAGTTCGGGATGACCCCTGCAGCCCGCAGTCGGGTGGAAAGTGATCGTGGCGAGGCGCAAGACTTCACCTTCAGTCGAGCAAGAGCGGTCGGATGAATGGTCGGCGGCGGCATTCAATACGCTGCCAGCCTATGACGCAATCGGCTCGGCGCGCGAATCAGTATGGAATGAGAAGGCAGCGCGCCACGCTATCACCTTTGTTGAGTCAGTGTGTCGATTCACTGAAGGGCAATGGGCTGGGCGACCGTTCAGGCTTCTGCCGTGGCAGCGCGCGATCGTTGGCAACTTGTATGGCTGGCTGCGCGCGGACGGCACGCGCCGCTATCGACAAGCGCACATTCTGATTCCGCGCAAGGCAGGCAAGACCGAGTTAGCAGCCGCACTCGCGCTGTACCACCTGCTCGCTGATGACGAGCCAACGCCTGAAGTGGTCGGCATCGCGCGCGATCGTTCGCAGGCAAGGTTGTGCTTGAAGCGCGCTTGCTCGATGGCAATGCAAGAGCCGAGGATTGCGAGATTGACCGAACAGTACCAAGCGCGATTGGTCGCCCCGATGACGCACGGTGTGTACAAGGTATTGAGTGCGGACGCGCCGAGCGCGCACGGGTTGAACTGCTCTGCGTGTATTGCCGATGAAATACACGCGATGGAAGATCGGCGCGAGTTGTGGGAGGCTGTCCTGACAAGTATGGGCGCGAGGCGACAGCCGCTGATGCTCTCGATCACAACTGCTGGCGTCTTGAGGAATGCGTTAGAGTGGGAGTTGTTTGAGTATGCGCAGAAAGTACAGCAACGGCTTGTAGACAATGAGGCGTTCCTGCCATGTCTGTTCTACGCCGACATGGATGCAGATTGGTCGAAGCCCGAAACATGGGCAGCGGCAAATCCATCGCTCGGTCATACGGTGACTGCTGAGTGGTACAAATCAGAGGCAAAGCGAGCGCACGATCAGCCGTCATACGAGGCGGCATTCCGAACCTACTTTCTGTGTCAGCACATTACAACAGCACAACGCTGGATTCGCATGAGCGATTGGGATGCGTGTCAGCAGCCGCCCCGCGATGACAATGACCTGAAAGCGTTGCCCTGCTACTTGGGAATCGACTTGGCGCAAACATCCGACCTGACTTCACTATGCGCACTGTGGCTCGACGGCGACAAGATGATTGTGAGGTCATGGAACTTTGCGCCAGAGGAAGGAGCGTTGCGGCGAAGTCAACAGGACTCCGTGCCATATCTCGATTGGTCGCGGCGCGGCTGGCTGACTTTGACGGCTGGCGACACGACCGACTACGCATTTCTGCGGCAGCAGATCAAGGAAATAGCCGCCAATCATTCTGTGCGCCTGATTGCCTTCGATCCCTACAACGCGCAGAACATCGGCAATGAACTGGAAGCAGACGGCTTACGAGTGGTCAGGTGTCCCCAATCATTCTTGCAGCTGGCAACGCCGACAAGAATGCTGGAGCGAGCAATCATGGGCAAGACCCTTGCGCATGACGGCAATCCTGTTCTATCTTGGTCGATGTCGAATGTTGTTGTGGATACTGACTCAGCGGGCAATCCGCGCCCGAGCAAGAAGCGGAGTGTCGAGAGGATTGATCCAGTGATCGCAATGACCATTGCACTAGCAGCGAGCGTTCATGATCAAAAGGAGCGCGACAGTATCTACGAGAAGCGAGGGCTGATATGGCTGTGAAGCGCAAACGGGCAGCAGGCGCCAAGATGAAAGAGAACACGCCTGCTGGCACGCCGTTGTCGAGCGGCGTGCAGGTCTACACAGGGCAATATGCAGACACGGGTCAGGCGATCACGCCGCAGGCGGCACTCAACTGCGCAACGGTGAGCGCATGCGTTCAGGCGATTGCCACTGAACTATCGAAACTGCCGTGGAGTGTGATGGCAACTGAACAGAACGGCAAGCGAATCGACACGGCGCATCCCGTTAGTCGTCTGTTGCGGGTCGAAGCGAACGCATCGACGAGTGCGATGGTGTGGCGCGAGTTGATGCTGACAAGCGCGTGTCTCACGGGAAACGGCTACAGCCTTATCGAGCGTGGCGCAGACGGGCGACCGATTGCGCTGCACTATCTCCGCCCTGACATGATGCTGGTGCAGAAGATGGATGATGGCACGGTTGCCTACATATACAGCAGCATCAGAGGCGAGGGGCGAGCGGTCTACAGTGCGCACGACATCTTCCATCTCATGTGGCTGTCGCCCGATGGCGTGCTTGGATATTCGCCCGTGTCGCTCGCGCGGCAAGCGATTGGAGTTGCGCTCGCTGCCGAGAGTTACGGTGCGAACTACTGGCGCAACGCTTCCCGTCCGAGCGGCGTCCTGTCGACCGACAAGGAACTATCGACCGAAGCGGTGCAGCGGATGCGCGAATCGTGGGAGAGCCGAATGCGCGGCGTCAGCAGCGCGGGCGCGGTCGCCGTCCTAGAGCAAGGGCTGAAGTACCAAGCCATCAGCATGAGCCCCGCAGACAGTCAGTACCTTGAGGGGCGGTCATATCAGCGCGAAGAGATTTGCGCCATCTTCCGCGTGCCGCCTTCGGTGATCGGCGTTGGCAACAAGCAAAGTTACGCCAGCGCCGAGCAAGCGAACCGAGAGTATGTCACCAACTGTCTGTCCTCTTGGGCTGCGCGCTTGGAGGCGGAGGCGCAACGCAAGTTGTTCCGTCAGGACGAGCAGTACACAACAGAAATCTCCTTCGATGCCTTGCTGCGCGCCGATCTCATCACGCGCTATCGCGCCTTCAGCATCGCGCGTCAGTTCGGCTTTATGTCTGTCAATGAGATTCGCGCTGAGATCGGGCGTGCGCCGATTGGCGAGAATGGCGATGTGTTCCTGCAGCCAGTCAACATGGTGCCAGCAAGCAGCCCGTATGGCGGCGATGTAGTAGCGCCTCCGCCTGCAGCGCAGGTCGATCCCGATGCCGTTCCTGACGAGCCTGATGACGCTTTCGGGCAGGAGCGGTCGGCTGACTTGATGCGCGATGAGGGCTATGAGCCAACAGCAGGAATGAAAGAGGAAGCCGAGCGCGGATTAGCGTGGCGAAAAGAGTTTGGGAGGGGCGGCACTGCGGTGGGTGTCGCGCGTGCAAGAGATATCGCAAATGGTGCGCGGCTGAGCGAGTCAACGGTAATGCGCATGGTGTCATTCTTCGCGCGCCATGAAGTTGACAAGCAAGCCGAAGGATTCAGTCAAGGCGAAGATGGGTTCCCCTCGGCGGGACGAATAGCGTGGGCGCTTTGGGGCGGCGATGCAGGACAGACATGGGCAAACGCAATACGAGATCGCATCGTGCAGGACGATTGACAGCGGATCGAAGGTTAGTAGTCTGACAGCATGAGCAGCGATATGGAATACCGATTCTGCCCTTTGTATGCGATCCGTTCCGCTGCCACCGAGGTTGGCAGAGGCATGTGGTATGACGAAGAAGAAGAAGAAGAGGAGGATCGTGCCGCCGCGACCGTGCTGCGCGGTTACGCCTCAACATGGAATGACGAATACACCGTAGAGGGCGTAACCGAAAGCGTGCAGCGAGGCGCATTCAGCCGATCACTCAAGGAGCGACCTGATGTGTTTGCGCTGCTTGGTCACGACATGAACCGCGTGGTCGCCCGCACGAAGAACAACTCGCTGCGGCTGCGCGAGGACAAGGAAGGCTTGCAAGTCGAGATCGCTCGCATCGACACCCCCGACTCCCGTGCCGCCTTCGATCTTGTCAAGACTGGCACGCTTGATGCAATGTCATTTGGATTCACGATCCGCGAGCAAAAACTCAAAGTGAATGGCGGTCAAGTTCAACGCATCCTGACTGACATTGATCTGTACGAGGTGTCGCTGGTCGCCATGCCAGCCAATCCGAACACGAATGTGTCCGCGTCCGCTCGCGCATTGAAGCGCACGCTTGTGGTGCGGCGCTCGCCTTTCATCACCGTTCCGCCCCTTTCAAGGAATCATGTCAATGATTGACACAAATCCGCGCTCCGTGGCGCCGTCCGTCCGCGCGCTCGATACCACGAGCATTCCGAGCGGCGCGGCTGGCAATCAGAACATCATCGAGACCTTCAGCAGCATGATTGGCACGCGCGTTTATGACAACGCCCT